GGAGAGTCCAGGCCATGCCCGACTTCACCAGCTTGCCGAACAGCTCCAGAGTCTCGGCGTCGTCCAGCGCGCCCTCCTCGTAGGAGATCAGGTCGATGACCAGGCTGCCCATCTTGCTCACTGCGGTGTCCTCTCGTCGTGCGGTGGTAGGTTCACACTGTCACAGTCTCACTGTCACAGTCAAGTCAGGCGGCGTCCTGCTCCGCTTCCTCGCGGCCAGCCTCGACACCCTCGTCGTAGCCCTCGTCGTAGCCCTCGGACCGACCGTTCTCGTACCCGTCCGAGTACCCGTAGTCCTCGCCCTCGGAGTACCCGTCCGTGTGGCCGTCGTCGTAGGCGTCGGTCCGCTCACTCTCGACCAGCTCCTCCAGGATGCTCAGGATCTCGGGGCTCAGCGTCTCGACGCCCAGCTCGACCGCCAGCTCAACCTTGGCCTGCTCGAAGTAGGTGCTCACTGTGGATCTCCTCTCGCCAGGGGTGGCGCTGTCACCGTCCACCCTCAGTGCCTGCCTGGGACTCGAACCCAGGTGTCTGCCGGTCAGGCTGCCCCCTCACTCAGAAGGGGTAGTTCTCCAGGTTGTACTTCCGTGCGAGCTCGTCCGCCTCGGGCGTCTCAGCCCGGAGGTAGGCGGCTGCGTTGCGCACCCCCACCCCATCGGCGAAGACCTCCCAGGCGTTGCCGACGTCGCCTCCCAGCTCATGCGCTCGGACGATCACTCGGGCTGCCGACTCAGGGTGTCGGGCTGCGATCTCTGCGTGGTCCACGTCACTTCTCCTCTGCGTACTTGTCGCACACCCAGTACGGGTGCAGCGTGGTGGTCTTGCCGTTTCTCACCGGGATGAAGTCGTAGTGGCCTGCCTCGCAGGGTCGATCATCGCACCCGGTCAGGGACCAGAAGCCCAGGACTACCAGGACCAGGACCCCGATCACTCGCACGATCTTCATCCGAGCACCTTGGTGTCGAAGCCGTAGCCCTGGACTCGACCGTCAAGGTAGTGGACGAACGCCTCGGGCCGGTCACTCCCCATCCAGCGGTACCCGAAGTCGTAGTCCGAGATCGGCGTCCCGTAGATGCTCGGGGCCTTCTCCCCCTTGTCACCATCCCAGCATTCCGACCAGCGGTACCCGCAGCAGTCGCAGTCTCCGTACCCGTCGAAGTACAGGCCGATCCGCTCGGCCCGGTCGTTCGCTTCGTGGTAGTCGTTCGCCTCGATGATCACGTAGTGGGTGATGCCAGCGTCAGCGTCGAAGTCGAAGCTGCCGCCCGTGTTGTTCTGGCTGTACTCGAAGAACGCCACGCCGTACCCCTCTCGCAGTGGGCTGACGCTGTCACCGTCAACCCGGAGTGCGCGCCCCGGACTCGAACCGGGGTGTGTGCCTCTCGCGCTGACCACTCAGGAGGTGGTCTTGTATCCGTCCCAGCACTTCACGTAGCTGGTGTCCCCGATCAGTGCCCAGCAGAATCGGTGTCCGTCGACCGTGCCCCACTCCTCGGCACCCTTCTTGCGCTGGCCCGCCTCCCACAGGCGGCGCTTGGTCTGGTCGTTCAGCTTGGGCTGGAGGTAGGTCACTCGACCGTTGCCGTCGACCCAGTAGGCAGGCTGCTTGCCCTTCAGCTCGCCACCCTCCCACCAGCAGTTCCGTCCACCGTCAGGCGTGCACTCCTTGGTCGGGAGGTCAGGCACCGGGACCTTCACCGCGATGGGCTCAGGCTTGGCGGCGGCGACGGTCTCCACCTTCACCGTGGGCTGCGCCTCGGCGTGGTGCTGAGTCTGTCCGATGCCGAACCCAACGGCGGCGATCAGGAGGGCGGATGCGAACTTGCCCTTGTTGGTGAGCGTCATGATGGTTCCTCTCAGGTTGTCAGCGGTGTTGCTGAGTGGGTGCTCGGGGCTCGAACCCGAGTGCCTGCCGGTCACCCTTCGACTCACTCGGAGTCGGCGATCTCCTCCAGGAGCACGCTCGCCAGGCGGTAGGCGATGTGGTACAGCGCGATGCCGGGGATCTTGCTCAGGTCGTCCACGTTCAGGTCGTGGGGCTCCAGGTCCTCGCGGTACCCACCCAGATCCAGGAACTCGGTCCAGACCTGGTGTGTGTAGACGCTCGGCGCACCGTCCGCGATCTCGCCGAGCGCATCACCGTCTCGGACCTCCTCGGCTGCCTCAGTCAGGCTCAGGCCGTCGTTCTCGACTCGCCACTCGACCGCCTCGATCACCGCGTCTCGCACGCCGCTCAGCAGTCGCGCACCGGGCGAGTCCTCGCCGTCCGGGTCCAGCGTCTCGGCGTCAGCCGCCAGGCTGTAGACGTGCCGACCCTTGATGTCTTCCAGGATGCTCATGTCTGTCTCACTCTCACAGGTTGGATGTTGCGGGGAGTGGGTGCCTGGGCCTCGAACCCAGGTGGCTGCCGGTCACCCTGTGCGTTGCACTCACACTCTCACACGGTGTGTCAGTGTGTCAAGCTCAGCCGTACACGATCTCCCCGAAGCAGGCGACCTGGACGATGACGTCAGCCGCACCAGCGTCGATGTGCCCGGCGTCGATGCCGTTCTCGTCCCGGTCACGCCAGGAGTCGATGATGTACCCGTGGATCTCACGACCGACCAGCTTCTGGTCGAGGTCGAGCAGCTTGCGGTACGCCTTGCGGATGTCGTCCTTGCTCAGGTAGTGCACCGCCTCGACGGTGCGCTCACCGCCCAGGAACGGCGGCTCCTCCACACCCTCCACGATCGTGAAGTCCTTGCCCTCGGGGAGGGCGTCGAACTCAGCCTGTGTGGGCTGCGTGGCCCAGTAGGTGATGCCTCCGTAGGACGCCGTGTCGATGATGTCCTGGACGTTCTGGTCGGTGATGCTCACAGTCAGGCAGCCTTCAGCTCGGCGGTGAACGTCTCGGCGTACTTCACAGCGCGGACCTGCTTGCGCTCCTGGGCCAGAGCCTTGCCCTTGCGACGGTCGTCGCGGGTGGACTCACGGTTGGCGCGGAACTTGGGAACCACGATGATCACTCCTCAGTGACTCAGTGCGGACCGTCCCCTCTGGACAGTCCAGTGCGTGCCGAGGGCTCGAACCTCGGTGCCTGCCAGTCACGCTGCGGTCTCAGACCGCGATGTCGAGCTCCAGTTGGTCGGGGTGGACACCCAGGACCAGGGCGGTGAAGAACTCGTCCCGAACCTCTCGGTACAGCTCCTCCACCGCAGTCCAGGAGACATCCGCCCCGTCCCAGGGCAGACGGTCCCCCGACACCTCGTAGAAGGCGTCACGGATCGCCTGCGCCTCGTCCTCCGTGTCGAGGTCGTACTCACGCTGCGCCTCGTCCAGAGCCTCGCTCAGGTTCTCCTCGTAGAGCTTCCACTCACGCTCGGAGTAGTCCGTCTCGTCTACGATCGGGTAGTCGTTCAGACCCTCACCGATCTCCACGATCTCTCGCCAGGCTGCGGTGAACGTCACGCCGTCGTCCTCGTAAACCCGGACGAACAACTGACGCAGACTCCCGACCAGCCAGTGACCGCAGGTCGCGTCGATGACGTCGTCCTCGCGCTCAGCCGCACCCTTGACCAGGTCAAGCGCACTCAGGTAGTTCGACTCCTCCAGGATGTCATCCCCACGCTCAGCCCAGGTCAGGGTCGACCCGTGCGTCTCGTACAGCCGCTCGTCCCAGAAGGCAGCGTCACTCGGACGCTCCAGAGCCCTCTCGGCCCACTCGGTCAGTGTGTCGATGTCGATCTCGTACACAGCTACTCCTACTGTCACAGCATTGTCGCTGAGTGCGCGCTCTGGACTCGAACCAGAGTGTCTGCCTGTCGCGCTGAAGATGCTCCCCCGGTGTCAATGCAGGCTTCTCACCTGTGCACTTCCGGGTACCCGATCTCCTCGGGATGCCGCTCGGTCTGGTCCTGTACCCACACCCCACTTGGGTGGATCATCAGGACTCCCGACTACTTGCCCAGGCGGTCGGAGATGACCGTCAGGTCGTTCGCCCGGATGCGGCGGTTCAGCTCAGCCTGAGCCTTGCCAGCGGCGATGGACTGCGGGGTCTTGGCAAGCGTGATCATGATGTTCCTCTCGGTCAGGGCAGAGTTGCCCAGTGAGTGCCGGGGACTCGAACCCCGGTGTGTGCCGCTCACCCTACTCACACTGTCACACATTCAGCCGCATGAACACCACGTCAGGCTCACCGGGCGTCCAGTTCGGGACACGCTCGTACTCGGAGAATCCGAACCGGGGGTAGAGCTCCTGGTTCAGGTAGCCATCGAAGCAGTCCAGACGGTCAGCGCCGTGGTGCAGGATCGCGCTCCAGATCAGGTCATCACCGCGCCCCTTCTCCAGGGAGAAGACTCCGACCAGGGTGCCGTCACCGGCGACCCCGTACCCGCTGAGCAGATCGTCGGCGAGGTAGTAGGCGTAGGAGGCGGGCATCTCCTCCGGAGAGGAGGTCGCAGCGGCGATGCGCTCAGACTTGCTCCGAGCGGAGCCGAGAGCCTGGGTGTAGAGCTTGTGATCGGTGCGGAAGTAGATCATCATTACTCCTGATTGCGACGTTGGTCACACTGTCACAGGTAGGACAGTAGTGGGTGCCCTGGACTCGAACCAGGGGGTATGCCATCCACCCGACACCCAGGGGGTGTCTCTACCCACCGATCAGGTGGGCACTTCCTCCCCACACACTCAGGGAGGGGTGTCTGTGTCGCTTGCGCTCTGTGCAGTTGTCAATGTGCAGTGGCTTCGTTCGTACTCACCCTCTCGGGCTTTCCTCCCTGCCGTTCTGGTTGAAGCTTACCAGGTTTCCCTGGGCTGTGCAAGTTGCCCTTTCGGGCGGTTCTGCGTTTCGTTCTGGTCTCACTCTACCAGGTTTCCCTGGGCTGTGCAACTTGCGCTTTGCTTCACTCTGAGACTCAGCCGGTACTGGCCTTGCGCTCCGCTCTCATCCGCTGTGGCGTGTGATGATCACTGAGTCTCGCTGTGTTGCTGAGACAGACTGTATCAGCTCTGTCTTCGCTGTGCAAGTGGTGCGATCTGGCCCGTTCCCCTGGTGACCTTGAAGCTCACCCGTTCGCCGTGCCGTCCTGCTGTGTTCTGGTCACAGCTTCGCACACTTGCACAGCCTGAGTCAAGCCTGAGCCCTGAGCCCGTGTCTCTGTGCTGGTCAGAGCTGATCTGAGCTGGTCTGAGCTCTGGTCTCTGAGCTCTGGTCTCTGAGCTCTCGCCTCTGGGCTCTGAGCTCTGGTCTCTGGGCTCTGTGTCCTGGGCTCTGAGCTGGTCTCTGACGTCCTCTGGGCTGGTCTCTGGGCTCTGACCCTGGGCTCTGTCTGCCAGGGCAGGAGAGGACCGCGCAGAGGGGCGCGCGAGGGTAGCACGGGCTCGGCGAGCCGGTAGGGGGTGGGGGTATGACCCCCGTGGAGCGGAAGCCCTCAC